GACTGGAAGTTGCGGAATGTATCAGTTCCCGCAACCTTAATTCCCGCATAGTTGTTCGTTCCAGCGAAGGTCTTGAATCCGCCCGTCTCGGTTCCCATCTGCCCATAGAGAAGATTTGCCGGTATGCCCGTCTCGCGCGATACATCCAGTGCAATCTGGTGCGCATTGGCAGTAGGAGTTCCAGCCACGGTCGATGCAAGTGATGCGGTCGAGATCGCAGAATTGAACTGATCTCCATAGCGTGTCCCGCTCAGGAGAACACCGCCAACCTGATCCAGTCCATGAACTGCATTGACGGCCTGATCTGCCGCTGCATTCAGGTAAACCCACATCGTTGCGGAGCTTCCGCCTCCGCGCGTGGGCATGTTGAGGAATGCCTTGCCAAGATCCCAAATAGCGCCGACACTTCCGACGCCAACCTTCTCGAGCCCCAGCATGAGCTTGATTGCTTCGCCGATCCAATAAACCACGTGCTCGATCGATCGCGCAAAGCTCTCAAAAGACGCGGCTTTCGTGTTGATCGAATCATCTCCTGAAAGCGTGCCCACGAAGTTGTCGAAGTCCACCGAAAGAGCGAGCAGCACGCCGCCGGTTTTCTTCAGGATGTCCCATGTCATGCCCAAGGCCGGAATCAGATGATTCACAATTTCATCTGACCATTGCGGCATATTGGCAAGAACGAAATCATTCAGCCGTTCAAGCTCAAGAACGATTCCTCCTTTGCCAAACCCCAGATGCTCCAGCAAATCGGCTGCGAACTTCATTCCGAAGTATTGGCCCTTAACCTCAAGGCGCTGGAGTTGGAAGATCACGTCCCGCACCATCTGCTGCTGTTTTTCGTATCCTGGCCCAAGCATCAGAGCGAGCTGCTTCTGATCGTCAATGAGCATGTGGAACCGCTCTTGCAGTTCCTTGGTGCCAAAGAACACATCATTGAGCGTGACGCCGAGAACATCCAGCGCCGTCGAAACGGACCGGTACTGCTGGATACTCATCATGTTCTGGGTTGCGAGAAGTTGGGTCTTTAGATCGGCCTGGGCGAGCTTGTCAATATAGGAGATTAGCCCGAATCCCACCGATGCAAAGGCGGTGGTTCCGGCTATCTGGAATTTAAGGAAGGTGCCGACGATACCACCGACATGGGACTGGACTTGCTTTTCCGCGCCTTGGAGGGCGCCGGCGAATTTATCGAAGGCTGCTTTATCTACGGAGGCGCTGAGAGAGACAAGATATGACTTAATTACTTCCGCCATCTATGCCTCCTTCGCCGCCCTCCAAGCGCGGAAGTCGGATTCGTTCTTTTCCTTCACGTCTAAAAACTCGTGCGCATCGCACAAATCCCTGAAACTGAAAACTCCCTGAACCACGTCCCGATGCTGCCAAAGTCCCGCCATCACAGGACGCCAGAGAAACCCGTCTAAGGTTGGGTACTCTGTCCCGGGACAATCGTCGCCGGGGTCTCGCTCGAACTCGATCCGGCGCCTGGAAAAAAAGGGGCGATATTGAACGCCACACACTCCGTTGTGAGCTTGTAAACCAGCGGAGCATCGAATTCAAGGTCTTTGAGTGCGTAGCGTCCATCGCTTTGCAAAATCGGCATTGCAATCTGCGTGCCCGTCTTGGAACTGTAGCGCCCGCAACAGGCGAGTGAAAGCTGTTGTACCTCGGCCAATTCCTCGCGGCTGAGTTGTTCGATAAGGAACTGGGCGGTCATGGCGAATCCAACTTCAGGGGCAACCGTTGGCGCTTCCTGTGTTCCGTTTGTGGAGCTCGCTGGCTGCGCCTCCTGATAAGCCCGATAGCGCTTTACAAATGTCGAGTAAATCCAGCTTCCATCCGCTGCCTTCAACTGGCCGATGCGGTATAGATGCTCGCCGATCTGAACGTCCTTGTGATCCATGATCCCTCTTACTGGTTGGCAATGTTCGCGGCAAAGAGCGTCCATTCAAGGTATTCGCCCTTCGTTCCATAGGGTTGCGGGGGCTTTTTCGAGAACGAAACGCCCGTGCAAACGTTCTGATCGCCGGTCACGAGATTCTGAAGATCAAGCGCGATCGCCGCCCAGTTCGTTGAATTGCTGTTGAGAAGTTCCGTTTGATGCAGATTCAAAGCTGTCTTCAAGAACGCATTGACTGCCGAGGTCTGCTGGCACGAAACCTTAACGGTTCCATTCTGGCCAGGAGATGCGGAAACCATCACGGCGCTGTCCGCAGACACGTCATGCTCCGTCCACTCGTGGGTCATTTCCACAGTGATTTTGCCATCGCCGATGTTCCCGCCAGCTAGGATGAAAGAGCCGGCCAGCGGAGAGGCGATTGCCCCTGTGAGGTCTTTGAATGAATATGTCGTTGTTCCGTTCGCCATTTCAGACTCCTATCACTGTTGGACATTGATACCAATTACGAAACTCTGCTGCGTGCCAGCCAGAATCACAGCCACATAGACCGGCATGGACTGGAAGAGAGCCCTATCGCCCGATGACTGGGTAATGAATGAAGGCGACCCAACCCAGTAACCAGTGGATAGTGCCGTCCCTGCCGTGAGGCTCTGATTGGTTCCGGGCAGGAGTGTGGCACCTTCCCATACGCCGCCTGCGATGAATCCGCGATTCACGGAGCGCGAACATGCGCCGCGGACGGCATTGAGGATCAAGGCTTGGCCGGCATCCGTCTGCGGGATTGAAGGCAGCTTTTGCAGGACATTCAGCACCGAAATCTGGGCATCTGCCGCCAGCATGTCGAGGCCCTGAACGGTCGTGAAGCTCAAGCCGTTGCCGTTGACGCCCTGATAATAGAAATCGTAACTGTTCGCGTAATTGTTGTAACTGTTGCCATTGTTCCCGAATCCAAGGCCCGGAGTACCCGCAAACACATTGATCTGCGCCTGTGTGAGAACGGTGGTCTGGATTCCGACAAGCGTCTTGGCTGCGACCGTGAAGGCGCTGTTCGGAGCGCCGGTATTCAGGCCCATCGCTATGCCTAAAATCGCAGCCGCGGCGTAGACGTTCGCCGGAGCTGGAGGCACAGGGACATTGCTGGTACTCGTGTAGATTCCCTGCACGCGCCCATAATTGAGCGCCTTGATTGCCGAGAACACGTTTCCTGTGGTTCCTTGGAGGGCAGAAAGGCTCGTGGTCGCATAGATATATTGCATGGCTGGCTGGACGTTCTGCTCATAGGCCGCAATCGGGGCAACATCCGAATCTCCCGCATTGGTCCACATGCATCCGTACCAGTTCGTATTGGCAAGCCGGCAAGCCGTGATCGCTTGGAGAACTGTTTCGCCTACCGCTGTGATGTTGACTTCTAGATTGATGCCCGTGCTGGGTGCCTGTGCGGTCGTGGTCAGAGCGTTTGCGACCGAGTAGCCGGTTCCCTGCTGGCCGGGAATGAAGGCGACTGAGGTCACTGCGCCCGCATTGACACCTGTCACCTGGCCGTATCCAAATGAGGCGTTCGATTGTGAAATGAGGAAGGTATCGTTCAGCTTCCAGCCTGTGCCGGCCGAACTCGAATCGACGGTGATGGCTGCAATCGCTGTGGGATCCTGGCATCCGACCCAGCCGTATTGGGGCGGCGTGACCGGGGGCGCATCTTGATCGAAATACAAGCCCATTGCGATGTATTCAGGATCGGTGGGCTGATAGCCGATAGCGGCCATCGAAGACGCCCATGTCGTTCCTGGAATGAGGGCAACGCGGGAATTCGCGCCGTAAGACGGCAAGCGGCCAGAATTACCCCCAATCAATCCCTGGTTGAAAGCCGGAACAGCTACGCCTGCGGGAGTGACTGAAACCGTCACATCGCATAGAATCGAAAGCGGTAAGGCTTGAGTGGCCATTTCGTAAGCTCCTACAAATCAACCGTTATTTCCGCAAATATCCCGTTCACATCCTCGAGGATGATGTTGGCGAGCTGGATGGCCGGCTTCACGAGCACGTCCGTCACCTGCTCATTCATCCGCGCCGAAAACCCTGTCCGCTCCCACCATTGGTTCTGGAAGAGTTCAGGCGTGCGGCGTGGCGTTCCGATAACTGTGTCGAGGTATAAATTCGACGCCTCAAGAATAGCATGAACGAAATCCTGGTAGAGACACGCCTTGACCTGGCGCGCGCGATCAAAGCTATTCGGGCCATAGAAGATGAAATCCGTCTGCCATACGCGCGTGTAGATCGTGGTTTCGGGATACGTTTCACCCGCCTGCGTTACCGGCTGAACCTCATGCGCTGTGTTGTAGCGATCAGAAACTTCAACGCAGCGCAGGAACGCGATGTCATCGGTAATCTCCCATGCGGGCTGACCCGACGTGGACCAGTCAATGCGCACATTGAAATACGCCTGCTGATCGGTCGGACCGCTAGGAGTGATCCCGAGACATTGCAGGGTGATGTTTTGAAAGAGAATGCTCATCTGCTGAGCAGTGAGGCCCGTAGAGGTCATGGTACCGACATTGGGAATGACGTAGCTACTCACCGGGTTGCCTCGATGCGATGGCCTTAAAAAATGTGAAGTCTTTCCACGGGATCACAGCCACAACCTTGTAATTCGCGCCACGCCACACGATCTGATCGCCGATGCCGGAAACCTGGCCATCGACGTAAGTGCGATACATGCGTTCTTCCGAGATGAATCCCATCATGCCAGTTACGCGATCGCCTTCCGGAACCTGCGCCAAGTCCTGCTCTGTGGCCGGCTGAATAATGCCCCAGAACGCAATCGGCGTCGTGGTAAAGACGTATCCGCCCTGCTGGAACGTGCCCACTGAGCGATTGACGGTGTACACCTGTGCGAAAGCTGGAGAGTTCACAACGCGGGTGAGATTCAGAGTAGGCACTAAAGCACGCCTCCCGCAATTTCCTCTGCTTCCTCAGCGCCGCGTTCGA